GGCCGACAAGGAGGTGCTGGAGTATGTGCAGTCCATCGGAAAGATGGATACCGTCACAAAGACCGCAAAGGGGAGTGTCAATGAGATGACCAAGGCATTCACCGAACTTTCGATGCAATACCGAAAACTCACCGAAGAAGAAAAGCAAAGCCCGTTTGGTCAGGCTTTGTCGCAATCGCTCCAAGAATTGAAAGGCCGCATCATCGAAGATAAGCAAGCCCTTGCCGAGTTGAATAGAGAGCTTGAAATCCATTCCGAAAAGGTAGTGGCGAGTTCAGGGAAGATGGGCAACTTCGGCGGTATGATGGAAGGTATTGCTGGGAAATTCGGAATGTCCACCAAGATGTTCACGGCGGCTGGTGCCGCTGTTGCCGGTGTAGGTATTGCCATGAAACTTGTTGGTGACAATGTGGCCACCGCAATGAACTTTGAAAAGTCCATCTCACAACTGTCATCGCTCACGGGAAAGACCGGGCAAGAATTGGAACAGTTGAAGGAATATGCCATTGAACTCGGCGGTACCACTACCCTCAGTGCATCTGAGGTGGCTGACGCTTTTAAGATGATTGATTCGCAGCAACCGCAGTTATTGAAGAGTGGTGAGGCATTGCGCGACGTAACCAAAGCTGCCATTACATTGTCAGAAGCAGCCGGCATCGAACTATCCACCGCTGCCCAGTCGCTATCCACTTCCATCAATCAATTTGGCGGTGATTCTGCCAATGCCGAAAGATTTGTCAACGTCTTAGCGGCAGCATCGCAAAAAGGTGCTGGTGATATTGCCTTCTTAGGCGAAGCCATCACCAAGTCGGGCGTGTTAGCCAATGCCGTAGGTGCGAGTTATGAGGAATTGGTCGCCAATCTCGAACAGTTGGCACAAGCAGGTATTGATGCATCGACATCAGGAACAGCCCTCCGCGGAATTATCGCCAACTTGGAAAAACAGAGCAACGATGAATACAAGCCTTCCGTTGTGGGCCTGACCGAAGCCTTTCACAATCTAAATGAGGCACATCTCACCACCGTTGATTACATTGGTCTTGCTGGCAAGCAATTCTTTTCACAGGCTATGGTTCTTGCCCAGAATGCAGACAAGGCGAAAGAGCTCACCAAGGAAATCACTGGCACCAACACCGCTGAGGAACAAGCCAAGACCAACACCGACAACTTAGATGGTTCTTTGAAATCCCTTTCATCAGCATGGGAGGCCTTGAACCTTCACATCAATTCAAGCAACGGATTTTTAAAAACATGTGTCGATTGGTTGGTTCAAGTTGTGAAATGGGCAGATGCCGCTATTCAGGCATTGAGCAGGGTGAGACCAGGCGATGTAGGGGAGGGGGGTAACGGCAGCTTCGGTGGCGGCGGCGGTGCCAGCGGTGGTGGCGGCGGCGGCATTCGAGGAGGAGGATATGGCGAAAATGTGGATGCAACACATACACCACCTCCGGCACCACCATCGGGAGGAAGTGGTAGTAAGTCGAGCAAAAAAGGTAAGAAGACCACTGGGAAAACCAGCAAAGGCACGGGTACCCATAAGGAGACCCCATCCGAAAAAGCTGAAAAGGCTGTTGCCGCCGCTCTTGCCAATTATGCCCAAACCATCACAGAGGCGGATATGCGCATGGAGGCGGGTCTTGATAATACATTAGATCACCAAAAGAAGGAACTTGCTGCACAAGAGCGGCTGTTTGAAGCATACGGCAAGGCATACGCCATTCACGCTGACCCGAAATACAAGGCCGCCTACGAGGAAGCCGCCGAGAAATACAAGACGTTGGCCAAGGCCGTTGCCGACACGGAGGCCGAGCAGAAAAAATCCAAAGAAACGGCAAAGGCATCGGCAAAGTTGCAATCCGAGATAGTGAAAAAGGCCGCAAAGGACGCCGCCCAGTGGAAGTCGTATCAATCTATGAGCGAAAGTGGTGTCTCAGGCTACATCTCCAAACTAAAGAAGGACCATTCGGCAACCGTGATGGGTTCCAGCGCATACAACTCCATATCGTCGCAACTCATTGATGCCACCACCTTCAAAAACTTATTTGGATTGGCAATGCAAGAGGGCATAGACCTCGCCGCCATGAACATTGATATGAAAGCGGTATGGAAGTACATACTCAATGGCAAAAACATCCCAGACGATACCTGGCAGAAACTCGCAGATGAGTTTGGTAAGAAAATAGGCAAAGACGTGAATGTTGATGCCAAGACCGGCAGCGTATCAAGCAAAAAGGAGGACAAGGATAAATGGCTTGACAAGAGCAAGGGCCTGCTGTCGAATGTCAGCCAGATTTCAAGCGGACTCCAGCAGATGGGCATCAAGGTGCCCGACAGCATCAACAAGGTCATCGGCGTGATGCAAGGATTGATGACCGTCATCGAAGGTGTGCAAGCCGTCATCTCATTGTTCTCCACCACGAGCCAGGCGGCGAACACCGTGGCCGTGACCGCAAACACAATCGCCTTGCAAGAGTTGGTGCTGGCAGTGATGGCCAACACCGCCACAAACTTCATCCCGTTTGCTGGTGGTGGTGTCGCACACGCCGCCGGTGGATTGTTCAAAGGACATCACTTCTCAGGGGATAACGTGCCGGTTATGGTCAATGACGGGGAACTCATTCTCAACAGAGCGCAGCAAGGCGTTTTGGCCGATGACCTGCGTGGCGCGGGTTCGAGGATACAAGTCGAAGGACGCATCAGCGGCGAGGACATCATACTTGTGCAAAGGAACAACAACCGCCGAACCGGGCGAGGCGAATATGTAACCACGAAAACGAGATAAATCATGGCAAAGACTGGAAACTACATCATCATAAGTGCGTATAAGAACAATTCTTGGACTCCGCTCGGCGCGGTGAAGTCGAATGACATCTCAACGGATGCAGACACCATCGAGGTGGCGAGCAGCACCAGCGGCGTGTGGAAGGAATACATAGCAGGGAGAAAGGATTGGTCGGTGAACGTGAGCTATCTCGTTCTGGCCGATGCGGATATGCTCGAACTGCTCAACGTGGGCACCACCTACTCGCTGAAAATCGGCGGCAGGTCGGCCACGGATGCCAACACGCTCACGGGCACTGCCATCCTCACCACATGCAAAATCACGGCGACGCAGGGGAACTTGGCACAAGGCTCTTTTCAATTCAAAGGGAGCGGCGCATTGGCCGTCGTGACCACATAAGGGCTTGAAGTGTTTTTTTCTCATATTGTAATTACTTTTTCTTCATTAGGCAAAGATTTGAACCAAAGTAAACCTCCGCTGTGATAGCGGGGGTTTATTGAACCATAGGCATTTGCCACGGCGCAACCGTGGCCTACGAGGAACGGGAAACAAGAAACCTAAGATATGGATAATTTTTTTATCAACCTTTTCAAGAGGCGGGAAGTGGAGACCGTGAAGACCACCGACCCGCAATTTGCAGAGAAGCTGCGAGGGGAAAGCACCGAGCAGAGCGGCTCGTATGAGGAGAAGATCATCACGGCGAGAAGCCCGCAGGCGGCTCTCACCATCTCGGCGGTGTATAGGGCGACGGAGCTACGGGCGAAGACCGAGGCGCAGTTCCAGCCGCAATACCAGGTGCTGAACATGGCGGGCGGCAACTTCGTGCCGGACTTGCGCGGGTATGGGCGGCGCATCAACTACCTGCTTCAGATGGAGCCGAACCCGACGATGACGGCGGCGGCACTCATCGAGGGGCTTTCCGTCCACCGACTGATGGCGGGCAACGGCATCGCCTACATCGAGCGCGACGTGTTCGGCGACGTGGTGGCGATGTGGCTGTGCAACCAAGCGACCTACGACCACGCCACGGGGCTTTACTTCGTGGCCTACGAGGGCGAGCAGGGCACGGTGATACAGAACAGCGTGCCACGGCAAAACATCATCCATTGGCCGAATACCTTCAAGACCCCCGACGGGCTGTGGGGCATCCCGACGCTGCGATATGCTTTCGACACGCTCTCGCTCATCAAGACGCAACAGCAGCAGGCATTGGAGTCGGCGGCAAAGGGTGGCCGAGTAAAGCTGCTCATCGGTGAAGAAAAGCCGACGGGTGGTGCCGGCACTTTGGCATACGGCATGTTCAGCAAGCCCGAAATGAAGAAATATGCGCAGGAGGTGAACCGCGACATCTACAAGCAGGACGTGGTGGCACTCCGTGGGCTCGACAAGGTGCAGCAGATAAGCATGACCGCACAGGAGATGCAGATGGCCGAGTTCCTCAACATGGGCGTGGACGACGTGGCCCGCTTCTGGGGAACGCCGCGCCCGCTGCTGATGGCCGACTCAAACAGCCACTACACCACCCCCGTGCAGGCGACGCTGGAATATATGACCCGCACCATCCAGCCCGACATATCCGAACTGGAGCAGGAGTTTGGCCGCAAGCTCATCGGGCAGAAGGATTTCGGGAGGCGACGCTTCCACATGTGCGAGCAGCCGCTTTTGAGGCTCGACAAGGAATCACAGGCGAAGGTGGACCAACTGCGTTTGCAGACCGGCTCCGCCACCGTCAACGAGATACGCAAGCAATACGACATGCCAGCCGTGGAGAATGGCGACATCGTATATGTAAGCACCAACCTGGCAGAACTCGGCTCCGAGAAGCTGAGGGGCAATGGTGGGGGGAATCCTGAGCCGGGTGGTTCCCAAGGCGAAGAAGGTGCCGCCCCCACCGGCCAGGGGGAACAGCAAACCGAAGAAGGAACACAGGTATAAACCAATATAAAAGGGAACTATGAAAAAGATTATCACTCACGAAAACTTGTGGTGGTGGGGCAAGAGTTACACGCTCATTGCAGATGATGGAATGGCCACCATCGAAATTGCCATCGCAGACGAAAACCCAAATGCAGGGGAA